TTGCTATAAATGAATTAAAAATGAGTGTAACAGATATTGAAAATTTATTACCTTATGAATTAGAAATTTATCAAAACTTATGGGTCATAGAAAGAAAAAAAGAAGCAAAGAATTTTGAAAAAAACAGATCAGTACAATTACGAAATAAATTTAATAGAAGGTAATATTAATGATATTTAAAGATACAAAATATATTTATCAAATGAGTGAAAATGATATAGCTAAAAAATATATTACTAAAAATAAGGGAAATTATCAAAAAGCTATTGAAGATTTAGAAAGTTATATTTCTTCAGTAAAAAATAATTCAAAGATTATAAAATCTCATATGTGGAAATTAAAATATGCTCTTTATCTTATTAAAAGTAAAATAAAAGATGAAGAAAATTCAAAAATAATTTATCTTTCTAAATCTTTAAATCCATCTTTAAATGCAGTATGGGCATTTAAAGATGGTAAATATTTTGCATCTCAAATGAAATTAATGAATAAGATAAGTGGTGTTGCAAGAAAAGGATCAAAACCATATAAGGAATATAAAGAAGATTTACAAAAAGCATTAGTTAAATCTGATGATGAACGTTCTATTAATGGTAATGAATGGCATCATATTAATAAATCAGGATATAGTTTTATGGTAGATTTAAATATATTAAAAAAATTAGGATATAAATTTATAGGAAATCCAAATAAAGAATTAAAAATTTAAAGGAATTTAATGAAATGAATAAAGAACAAAATAATAAGATAATACTATGTATGGTGATAAACAGACCAAGTATATGTAAATTATCAAAAAATATATGTTGTGCATATTGTGATTACCTTGAAGATTGTGTGGAACTATTTAGAACAAGAAATAAAAGTACCAATAATAATATAAAACCATGCACAGTAGAAGATGCTATTGATTGTGAAAATCAAGAACTCATAGAGTAACTTAGAATAAGGAATTAAATGAATAATAAATTTGAAGAACAAAAATTTAAAACTGGTAACATACCTTGGAACAAGGATTTAGCATCTGTTAAAAATATAAATGTTACAGGATTTAAAGGCAAAATGCTTTATAATCCAGCAGATCCTTTTGGGAAAATTAAAGAAATACGAGATAAAGAAGGATTTAAACATAATCCGTTACAATGGCTCAGAGATGTTACAACAAAAGAAGAATATAGATTTAATGGATTCAAAAACGGTCAAATATATTATTATCAGTATCAGCCAAAATATAAAGATATTCTTAGTTTTTATGATAGAAAACCACTTATCATATTCTTAAAGAATATTGATGGGACGCATTTTTTTGGCTTCAATATCCATTTTATACCCATGAAACTACGAGAAAGAATATTTAAAGAATTTGAACAAACTAATGGTGATAAAAAAATAAGTTCTGAAAAAGTTTGGACACAATTACCAACTATACAAAGATTATATCCATTCATTTTAAGGATGTATTTAAGAAATAGAGTTCAGGAAACTATATATAGTATTCCACAAAGATTACTGGATTACAAAAATGTTGCATTATTTCCTACAGAAAAATTTTTCAAAAAATCATCTGATGAGATATTTCGTCTTGCTGTAATGAATTATAGAAAGAGAAAATAAATGAATATACAAAAAAATAAAGAAAAAGAAATTTTAAATGCAATTTCTGGAATTCCAAAAGATACATTAATGTCTACTGTATCAGGTATTGGTGAAACTAATTTTGAAAAAAGAATAAAAGTAAAAAATGAAAAAATGCTATACAAGGATATTAAAAGTATTAAAAAACTTATGGACACTTTTGTTAAAACCGATACTAAAAAAGGAAAAAATACAGAATCTATTTTAGTAGAAATGCAAAAAAATATATTGCAACTAAATAAAAAATTTGAAACTACTACAGAATCTGGTATTTCTAAAACTACTAAAATTCCAGGATTAGAAAAAACATTTGGTGTAGTTATTGATGATTTAAATAATGTTTTTAATAGTATTTCTGAATCTAATGGAGAAGTAAATTCTAATGTTAAAGAACTATTAAATTTATTACTTGATAAAGTAGATATTGTTAATAATAAAGTTTCTGAAATATCAAAAACATCATATAATAAAACATCAAGAATAGAAATCCCAGATAATGAAAATACTGAAGCAATTATTACAGATAAAAAATCTAATCCAGATATATTAATAGCAGATACTACTAATAGAAAAGATACTTCTTTATTAGCAGAAGAAAATAAAGGTCATGTTAAAAAATCAAAAAACTGGGTTCCTGGTATGACTATGCATTCATTACCAGATTCTGATAAAATGACTCAAGCAGAAATGATTGAAATGGAAGTTCAAATAAAAGAAGGAAAAGATCCATATCATCTTGATGAAAATACAGAAAAACTAAGAGAAAATACTTATAGTACTTCTATAGATAATTCTGAAAATATTTATAAGTTAATTGGTGATATTAATAATAAATTACTTAAAGCATTAAAATATAATTCAGTTGGGAAATCATTTAAACCTATTGCATCTGAAATATCAGAATCAAATGATATTCTTAAAAATATGCTTGCTCTTGATGAAACATATTCTAAAGATAAAGATTTGAATGAATTAATTAATAAATTAACTAAATATATTCCTATGACTAGTACAAAAGAACAAATTACCTATTTAGATAAATTGTATGCTAAATTTGCAAAGAAAATAGATTCTATAATTGATAATCAAGATGAAAAATCTAAAGTTTTAAGTAATGAACTTGAAAATATTCCTAAAGTATATTCACAAACACAAGACTTAATCAGAGAATTATCGGATGCAGTAGAATTAGATAAAATAAGAGACCCAGGATTAAAAAAATTAATAGCAGAAGAAATTCTTGGTAAAAAATTAAAAAAAGGAAAATTAAGTAATACTGATGTAGAAAGTGAATTTCCTTCAGTAAAAGAACTTGCATTAGAAATAAAAAAAATATTAGAAAAATCTGATATTACACCTATAGATGCTAAAGATATTTTTGATAAAATGGATTCTATAATTGGAAGAATTAATAAAATATTTGGAAAAAATCCAGAAGCATTTATCAATCTTAAAAGTAATCCTGAACTTATAAAAGCAAATGAAAATATTAAAAATTTAAATCTTCATACAAAGAAATTAACAGATACATATGAAGAAATAAGTAAAGAATCAAAAGAAAAATTATCTTCAATTATTGATATTGATACTGTTAAAGATATACAAAATGCTTATGAAAATTCTGATTCTATGAGACAAACTATGATAGAAAATATTTCTAATCTTAGTAAAAGAGAAAAAGAAATAAAAAAATCTATAGAAGAATTAGATATAAATCCAGAATTTAATTTTGCAGATGTAATAAAGCAAACATTAGATGAATATCAAGAAGAAAGATTTAATGTTCCCGATATTTCAGAAAATAAAGAAAATCTTATTGAATTTGATAAAAAAATAAAATCTATAATGGAATTGATAGAACAATCTAGTGAATTTATATCAGATGCAGAAAAAGATTTTATTGATAAAACTTTAAAACCTCTTGCTAAAAATATAGATAAAGTAAATAAAAAAGAATATAAAAAAAGTACTTATGAAAAACAATATGAAAGATTAGAAAGAAAAAAGAATAAATATGAAACTCTTCATGATTGGACAGGACTTGGAATATTTGGTCATGTTGCTGATGTTCAAAGAAAGAAACAAGAACAACTTGATAAAAAAGAAGCAATAAAACAAGAAGAATTTAAAAGAAAACAAGAAATTCTTGAAAATATGGATTTTAGTGGTTCAGAAATTTCTGGTATTCTTGAAGGTAAAAATAAAGAACAAGAAGAACCAGAATTAATGGCAGAACATTTAGGAAAAATGCTTGGTATAAATCCTGATGAAATGCAAGATTTTATGGAAACCGCAATATCTTCTGGGGAAGGTTTATTAAAAAATAATAAAAAAAATAAAGTTAATATTGAATCACCAATTATTAATGATATTCCTGACTCAATTTTTAAATCAAAAAAATATACTGATGTTCAAAAAGAAAAATTAATAGAATTAAGAAAAGCAAATGCAGAAAGAATTAAAAAAAATCAAGAAACAGAAACCAATGTTCCAGAACCAGTAATTGCAAGTTCTAAAAAACCATTTAGTAAAGAATTTTTAGACCAACAATATAAACCAGGTAATGTACCTTGGAATAAAGGTATGATAACATTAGACCAAACTTCTGAAAATTTAGAAGATACTTCAAAGAATTTAGAAAAAGTTTCAGAAACTTTATTAGATACTACTATATCTTCATCAACTGCATCAGCACCAGAAACTCCAGAAAATATGGATACATTAAATGAAACATTAAGTATAAAAAAAGATGAAAATACTAAAATACTTGAAGAAATTCATAAAGGTATTGATAAAGAAAGAAAAGATAATAATTTAGCTACTGGATTATTTACACTTATAGGTAGTGCAATAATGGGATTAGGTAGTATTCTTAGTAGTGGATTTAGTACTATTGGCGGTGTTATCGGTGGTTTAGCAGTATCTTTTGCAACTAAAGTTGGTCCACTTCTTATTGCTGCAGCACCATTTATAGGTGCAGCTATAGTTGCTGGAATATTAGCAGAACTTGGACATTTATTTCCTTCAAAATTTCCATTTATGGGTTCAAATAAAAAACAAGAAGAAAGCCAAAAAGAAATACAAAAATTATCAGAAGAAGATTTAAATGGATTAACAAGAGCAGAATATATGGTTGATATTGAACTTTATAGTTTAGAAAAACAAAGAAAAGAACTTATGGATAAAGGCATAAATTACAGTGAAGGAAGTGCTACAGAAATAAAAGATTTAACAACAAGAATTAATATATTAAATGATAAAAAAACTGGTGGTAGAAATACAGCAGTAATAAATGCTTATAAAAAAGATGATAAAAATAAAAAAATAGATACTACAAAATCTTCAATATCTCCAGCAATTCCAGCATCAGAAGCAATTTCAAGTAATAATACAGATGAAATTTCTAAAGGTGTTAAAATAGAATATTCTGGTTCAACAAATAAATTAGAATCAAATCAAACAAATCCTGTAACTGAAAACATTGCAACTAATATAAAACCAGGAAAAATAATACTTAATAAAGATGTAGATTATGATGATTTAACAGAACAAGCTAAAAGTGCATTACTTACTGCTGCAACAATGTCTGGTAAAGATATTACTGTAACTTCTGGATTTAGAACTTATGAACAACAAGCAAAATTATATCAAAATTCTTATTTAAATCCATATCCTGTTGCTCCTCCAGGAACATCTGATCATGAATCTGGAATGGCTTTTGATGTTTCAAAAGATTCTGTTAGTGCATTTACTCCGGATGTTCTTAAAGCAACTGGTTTAAGTACTTTACCACTTGACCCAATTCACTTTACTCTGAATAAATCAGGTACAAGACAAGTAGATAATATAAATCAAACAAATAATATACCTAATTTAAACAGTATGATTCCTGGACTTGGTAATATTAGTTCAAATATTAGTGAAGTTATGGGTAGTGGTAAAGATGCAGCTCAAAATCTTGGAAAAAAAGTAATAGGAATGGTTCCTGGTGGAAAAAATATTTTAGAAAAATTTGTTAAAGGAATAACTGAAGGAAAATCTTCTGGTGGTTATTCTATGAATGATGTAGAAAATTCATTAACAAATAAAAGTCCAGAACAAATTCCTGAAATGAAATCAAGTAATACATTTGTTCCATCTGAACCGAAATTTAATTTAGAATCTATAAAAAATCCTAATCCAAGTGCTACAATAAATGATAATGCAATAAATAATTTAGGAGATGTTGCAACAGCAAATAATAAAGTTAAAACTGAACAACAACCAATAGTTGTTACAATGCCTGTACAAAATAATAATAACAATACTTCTAAAGATACTGATCCAGGTATAAGTAATTTACTTCAAGATAATAATGTAAATATGGAACATTTAATTTATTTTACACTAAATAGATTGGTGTAATAAATAGAAAAGGTAAATAAATAAAAATGGCAACTAATTTTGAACTAGGTAATTCAAAAAAAGGAATAGATCATACACAAGTAGGTAATTCTGCAATTTTAAGATATCCTGATAATCTTTCAGAATTATATAAAAATGCTGAAGTAAATATAATAAAATTTGTCCCAATATCATATGATAGTAATAAACTTGTAACATTTAATAATAAAAGTACTATTGTAGCAGCTGGGGATAAAGGTAATGGGGCAGTATATTTAGAATTATCAGATAATTTAAATATAGAAGATTCACATAGTTGGGAAGCAGGTCAAACTTTTGGTTCAAATAGACCATATATAGATCAGTTACAAGATGCATTAGAACGAATAGGATATGGAGTTGTATATAATGTAGTAGGAAAACTTGTTGGACTTGTTGGAGGAGAATACCTAAATGAAAGTGTTTTAGAAAATGCAGTTACTTCAAATATAGGTCAAACAATTATAAATCCAAATACTACATTAATATATAATTCATCTAATTTAAGAACTTTAAATCTTGATTTTGTTCTAAAACCAGAATCAGAAGCAGAAGCAAAAGATATAGTAAGAATAGTAGATTTTTTTAAATTTTATTCAAGAGGTTCTATAACAGATAATGTTTCTGGTGGTATAAAATTTCCGTATCTTTGGTATATTTCTACATCATCTGATATACTTAATAATTATCTTGAATCTGGAGATGCTGAAGAACATTCTATATTTTTTGCCTGTAATTCAGTAAATCCAAGTATAAAAACTAATGTAATGTATTATAATACTTATCCACATGAAGTTGATTTAAGTCTTTCTTTTACTGAAATGATTCCTAGATATAGACAGGAACTTAAAAAAACTTAATATAAATAATATAAATGATAATATATAGATAAAAACTTTATAAATAACTATATAATAAGAATAAATAATAAAAAGATAAAAGAGGTAATAATATATGAATTTTAGTTCATGGTTTGGTCGCAAGGAAAATAGAACAAGTTTTGATTCACCAGAAAACCTATATGACCCGATAAAAAAAGATTATTCTTCGGTGGGTATTGACTCAACATATAATAGAACAGATATGCTTGCTGCTACTGGTATGAGTTTTCCAACTGTAGTAGGTTCAAATTCTGTAGCAGGAATGACAGGATTTTATGGTGGTTATTTTAATTTTTCAGGATGGCAAGGTTCATTTCCTTTCTATGCTATGCATGCGCTTTCAAGATTATATCTTTGGATGGCACAAGATCCAGATATTAGATATGGTGTAGATGAAATAGTAAATGAAGCAGTTATAACATCATATAAGAATAATGTTATAGATTTAAATCTTGATGATTTAGAAATTCCAGAAAAATTTAAAGCAAAAATTCTTAATGAATGGGACACTGTTATAAAATTAATGAATTTCAATAATACAGCGCATTTTCATATAGAAGATTTTTATGTTAATGGTAGAGCATTTTATAAAGTAGATATTAATAAAGATAAAATAAATCAAGGTATTAAAAAAATAAAGCAGATTTCATGTTTTGATATGATTGCATATTTTGATGCTTATAATAATGTATTTAAAGACCCAGAAGGAATGAATTTAAATTTTAAAGAAGGTTATGTAATGACAGAAAATGCATTTAGAAATGCATATTATCTTGGACTTACTAATCCTAATATGATTATGACCCGAAATCAGAATTACTATGTGGCAGTTCCAGCAGAACTTATTGTATATCAACATTCTGGTCTTATTGATTGGAGATCTAATGTTCCAATTTCATATCTTCATTTAGTGATGAAAACATTAAATCAATTAAGAAATCTTAGGGATGCTATGATTATATATCGTATGACTAGAGCACCAGAAAGATTTGTATTTAATGTTGAAGTTGGAAAAATGCAAGCACAAAAAGCAGAAAATTATGTTGCTGAGGTTGCTAATAGACTCAAACAGACAATGGTTTATAATCCTGAAACTGGACAATTTAAAGATTCAGAAGAAAAACTTCAGATATATAAAGATTGGTATTTTCCTAAAGTAGATGGTAAAGGTACTGAAGTTGATGTTCTTCAAGCTGGCAATATGATAGGACAACTTGAAGAAGTAGAATCTATTCAAAAAACTCTTTTCAGACAAATGTTTATTCCACCTAATCGTTATTTTGATGATAATGCAAGAATTAATTTTGGTAATGAAGGTGAAATTGAAAAAATGGAAGTTAAATTTTATAAATTTGTTAAAAAAATTCAGATTCAATATGGAACTATTATGTTCAATTTGTTGAAAAAACAACTTGCATATAAAAATATTGTTACTGAAAAAGAATTTACAAAACATTTAATGCCAAGTATGAAACTTGACTGGGGTACAGATAATGCATTTAATGAAGCACAAACTACTTCAATGTTAAAAAGAAAAGCAAATACTCTAAGTGCTTTCGATAATTATGTTGGAAAATATGGTATTTCTCAATCTTGGGTAACGAAAAAAGTTATGGGATTCACCGATGAGGAAATTAAAGAAAATGAAGAAAACCTTGTAAAAGAATTAAAACGTCAGAATTATCTTGACCAAATTAAGAATGGTCTTTTAAAATTTGATGAAAATGGTGCCGAAGTTAAGCAAGACTTCGGTATGGGTGGCAGTGGAATTCCTGGTTCTGATAGTATTGATAATGTAGGTGGAACTGAAGGAAATCTAGAAGATGAAAATTCAGAAAATCAAGAATCTACTGGAACTACTGATAATAAAGATATAGTTGATGATATTAAATCAACACTTGGAGGTAATATTTAATGAAATTTAATAAAATATTAAAAGGAACAGAATTTGATAAAATTACTATTTTAACAAGAGATAGAGATGGTAATTTATTTAATTTATTAAATTGTATTAAAAGTTTAGGAAATATTGGTCATTCATTTAATATAATAGTCGATCCAAAAGCAGAAAATGAAAAATCATTTAGTTGGGATGGTGATGGTTCTGATTTTATAAAATCAATAGAAAGAGATAAAAATGAAACTTAAAGATATATACAATTTAATTGAAACTGATGGTGGTGAAGTTGCTCCTGCGAGTACTGCTCCAACTTCTAATATTTCAGATTCAGATATTGCAAAAGGTCCAGGAGATAGAATTTTTTCTAAGAAAAATAAAAAAACTGTTATGATGAAAAAACCACTTGTGAATTTTAGAAAAAATAGAATGGAAATTGAAGGTTCAAATGTTTCAAGTAATTCGGGATTAAATGAATTAAAATTTTCAGATTTATTAGAAACCAGAAAAGAAGATAAAGTAGAATCACAAAAAAATATAGAAGAAATGGATGTAAAAATTAAACTTATTCAAAAATTTCTTTCTGAATCTGGTGCTAAAATTGAAAAAATTATTAAAAAATCAGCAGGATTTCATGGAGAGCAAAAAGTAAATATTATATTTTCACATCCATTAAATGATAAAGAACATATTTTAGAACTTACAAATATTCAAGGATATTCTGGATTAAATAGTTGGATGTTACATAGAACTTCAAAAATAAATCCACATTTAGATCCAACATCAAATAGTACTATATATATAAATCCTACTAAAGATAATAAATTATCTTTTGAGGAAAAAATAGAAAATTTAATCCCAAAAAGATTTGATAAATAAAGGATAAGGAGAAATAATTTTTGAAACCAGGATTACGTTCAAGAGGATATAGACGTTGTAAGCAAGGATATTTTACATGCAAGTTTCCAGAAAAGTATATTGGTGATACAAATGATATTATTTATAGAAGTGGAATAGAACTTTCTTATTTTAAATATCTAGATGAAAACAGAAATGTTAAAAAATGGTCGAGCGAATTAATTTCTATACCTTATTTCGACGAATCAACAAACAGACAAAGAAACTATATAATAGATGTATATTTTGAATATGTTTCTAAATCTGGAGAATATGAAAAAGCAATAGTTGAAATTAAAAATTATAAACAAACTTTACCGCCAGAACCATCAAAGAGAACATATTATACGAATCGTGCAATGAATGAGTATAAAAAAAATATATCAAAATGGAAATATGCAAAACAATATGCTAGTAAAAATGGACTTAATTTTTTTATTTTAACTGAAAAGGATATCACGTGATAGTTTCTACAAATCCGATAAAAAATCCATTTAAAATATCAACTATTACTATAGATGATTTTGATATTTCTGATTATTTTTTAAATCTTACTCTTGAAGAAGGTATTTTTAATACATTCATATATGGAACACTTGTTCTTGATAGAAGAAATTTAGTACCTCCAAAAACATGGAATAACCCAGAATTTGGATTTATTAATAGGACATTTAAAATAAACTGGACTCATAATATGAAAGATGAAAATTATGAATTTAATAAAGAAATAGAATTAAAAATATATGGAATCCATGAAAATACAATGGATAATATAGTACTTTTACTTATTCAAGAAGGTGCATATAATTTTATTAATAAACAATTTTGTGATGGATGGAAAGATTTAAATATAAATGAAATTGTAAATGATATAATTTTTACAAAAACAGGAATTAAAAATCTTTCCATCACAAAAACTTCTAATAAATTTACTTATGTAAACCCTATAATATGGTCTCCATCACAGGCACTTAAATATTTACTTCCTATGATGAAATCTGAATCTGGTGATTGTGCATATGTTTTGTTTTCTAGTACAAAAGAATCTGGTAAAATGTATTGTTTACCAGTGAACACATTGTTCAATAATAAAGTATCTGAAGAATTAGTATTACTTGCTAAACAACCAGAAAAAACTACTGATATTGAATTGACATTAAATATGATATTAGGTTATAATTTTAATTCAGATTATTCAAATATACTTGAACAAATGAATGATGATATATATGGGTCTAACATAGAAGAATATGATCCAAAAACAAAAGTATTAAAACCTATAAATATAAATAATATAATACAGAAGAATGTAAAAATGTTAGGATCTGAATCAAGTATATTAGATAATTTTGATACCACAGAATCACAATATGCATTTTATTTTTCTGGAATGAATGGAGAAACAATAGAAAAATCTGAAACAATTTATGAATATTTAATAAAAAATAATATACTTATTTCTGTATATGGATTTAGTACAAGGAATGTTGGTGATATTGTCAACTTAAATTTATATTCTGGAAAAAATATGATAAATGACCCAAGAAATGAATATTCTGGGAATATTATGATTTCAAATATTTCTCATATGTTTAGTATTTCTGGGTATTATCAAAAATTAAGTTGTGTAAGAAGTGGTTATAATAAATATGAGAATCGTGATATTTTATAAATTTAAAGAAATATTTATAAATAATAATAAATTAGTAAAATAAAAGTAAAAATGAATGAAAGGAATAAATATACAATGAAATTTAAAGAAATATCAATAAATGAAAGTTTATCTTTTAAAAGTCCATATAGAGCTTTTTTAGATTCTTTAGTATCAAAATCAAACATTTGGAAAATATCAGATCATAAAGATCTGAAAGATTATATTTCTAATATGCATACTCCAATGGGTGGATTAGACAGTAATAAAACCATAAAAGATAATTCAGCAAAACTATTATCCCAAGTAAATCAGATTAATTCTTTAATAGAGAAAGTTAAAACAGAAGCTAGAAAGATGGTAGAAGAAATAAACAGTGGAATTTATTTGAAAAAGAAATAATTATTATAAAATTTAAAAATACTAAAATGGAAGGAACATCAAATTATGAATAATAAAGAACAATATATTAGAATGATTGATAATGCCAAAAATAACGATTATTTAGGATTTAAAGAAAACTTTGACTCAATGATGGTTGATAAACTTGACCTTGCATTTGAAGCAAAAACAAAAGAAATATATGGAAATAAATTAGAAGAAAAATCTGAAGAAATTGTTGAGGATTAAATAAATTATGAATACTGATGAAAAATTATTTCCACTTTTTGAAACATTTAATGATATAGAATCCGAAATATCAGAAGATGATGGTGGAAAGAAAAATTACTATTTAAAAGGTTTATATACTGAATGTGAAAAGAAAAATGGTAATGGCAGAACATATCCATTTGCTCTTGTTGAAAGAGAAATAAATTCAAGACTTAAACCAAAAATAGAATCAAATGTTGCTTTTGGTGAATTTAGTCATCCAAAAACTCTTGCAGAAATGGCTGAAATTGAACCATCAAGAATCTCACATAGAATAGTTGAACTCAGACCAGAAGGAACAGATTTTTATGGTAAAGCAGTATTGATTCCAGAAGGACTTGGAAAAATTGCTATTGCTATGGTTGAAACTGGCGGTGTTCTTTCTATGAGTTCAAGAGGAGTAGGAAGAATTAATAAAAACTCTGGAATGGTTGATGAATCCTATCGCTTATATACATTCGATCTTGTTATTAATCCAGGAATGAAAAAGGCTTCGCAAACAGCAATCCTTGAAAATGAAGAACTTTTTGTTGATGAGATGGAACTATTTACAAAAGATGAATGGAAAAAAATGGAAAAGAATAGAAAAACATTATTAGAATCATTAATGTTTAGAGTAGATCTTTTAAGTATGATAGAAAATTTAAAAAATTTAAGGTAAATTATGATTTGTAAAATTTGTGGAAAAGAATTTAAAAAACTAAGTAATCATTTAAAATTTAGACATAAAATAACAGTTGAAAAATATTATATTCAATATGTAAATTTAAATTCATCAAATGATTGTTTGTGTTGTGGTTCTAAAACTAAATTTATTAGTGTTCAGAGGGGATATTTAAAATATTGTTCTTATGAATGTGTTAAAAAATCACAAAAGGAAATAATAGAATTAAGAAAAGAAAATAATATTGAAAAATATGGTGTTTCAAATCCAAATAAATTAAATTTAGTTAAAAATAAAATAAAACAAACTTGCCTTACAAAATATGGTGTAGAATCCACAAATAGTTTAAAATTAGTAAAAGATAAAAAACAAAAAACTTATCAAGAAAAATATGGTGTAAATAATATATCTCAATTAGAATCAATTAAAAAACAAAAAGAAAATACTTGTTTAAAAAATTATAGTATAAAATGTGGTTTATTAAAAAATAAAGAAGAAAATATAAAAAAAGAATTTGAAATATTTTATATTTTATTAAAAGAAAGATTAGAAAAAGAAAATATCATACCATTGTTTACAAAAAATGAATATAGTGGATATAATAAAAATTATAGATGGAAATGTAATATATGTAATATAGAATTTATAGATAATATTTATTGTGAATGTCCAAAATGTCATCCATATATTTCATCAGAACAAGAAAATGAAATTTCTTATTTTTTAGATTCTTTAAATATTAAATATAAAAGAAATGACAGAATTTTAATTAAACCATTAGAACTCGATTTTGTAATTCCTGAACATAAACTTGCTATAGAATTTGATGGTATTTATTGGCATTCTGAATTAGCTGGAAAAGATAAAAATTATCATTTAAATAAAACGGAATTGTGTAATTTTAAAGATTATCAATTAATACATATTTTTAGTAATGAATGGATTTTAAAACAAGAAATTATAAAGTCTATTTTAAAATCAAAACTTGGTATTTATGATTCTAAAATTGAGGTGAATGATTGTATCTTAAAAGAACTAAAATATTCTGAAATTGAAGAATTTCTTAATTCTAATCATATTCAAGGTTCTGTATATTCATCTATAAATTTGGGTTTATTTTATCAAGATGAATTAGTTTTTGTTTGTACTTTTTCTAAATCAAGATTTAATAAAAAATATGATTATGAATTACTTAGATTCTGTTCAAAACTAAATATCCAAGTTATTAGTGGTTTAAGTATGTGTTTAGAATACTTTAAATATAAATATTCAGATTCTTTAGTATCTTATTGTAATCGCAGATTTTCAAATGGTTCTATGCACTTAAATGTAGGGTTTAAATTAATAAATTCTTTAAAACCAAATTACTGGTATTTTAATGATAAAACAAATTTATATAATAAAAAAATTATAAAAATACAAAATATGAAATTAAATGGTTATAATAGAATTTTTGACTGTGGTAATTTAGTATTCTCAGTTTAGTAAAAATATAAAGATTAATAAATTGAAAGGTTAAAGGAAAAGAAAAATGAAATTCTCTGAAATTATTAATGAATATAGTGATAGTACAAAATATGTAATACTTACAAAATTAGTTCCCGGTCTTCCTTATAAAATTGGTAAAAGTGTACCAGTACATAATAATGTAAATAAACCTGGTGAAGTTTTTTGACATGTTGGTACAATGATGGTTACTTTACCAAAAGATTCTTACAAATATACAAAATAAATTTAAAATTTAAAAATTATAAATAATAATAAAGTTACAAAATATATTTAATTTTAAAATATTGAAAATTACTGAAAGGAAATAAATATGAAAAAGATTCAAATATTATTTGAAGAATTACAAAAAAAATATCCAGATACAATAGATGATAATTTTGTTACTAAAATTACTGAAGCTGTTAAAGATATCGTAGATACAGAAGTAGAAAAAAAAGTAGAAGTAGAAAAATCTGAAATTCTTGAATCTGAAAAAGAAAAAATTAGAGAAGAATTAAAAGAAGAAATTATTAATGAATCAAAAATAGATAATGAAGATACTATTGAAAAACTTATTAATACACTTGATATTTTCTCTGAAAATGCAATGGAAGAATTTGTAGAAGAACATGAAACTAAAATTACAGAATCAATTAAAACAAATGTTGCTTCTGATGTAGTTGAAAAACTTACTGAAGTTTTAGGAACTCATGGTATTATTACAGAATCAGCAGTAATTGAAAAAGATGCTTATGAAGAAAAATTAGAAAAAGCAAATAAAACTATTTCTAATCTTATGGAACAAATTTCAGAAGCAAAAATAGAAAATACAAAAACAGTAGCAATTGGTATTGTTGATGAAATTTGTGAAAAATTTAATTATGACCAAACACTTAAATTTTATGCACTTATTGAAGATTATTCAATAGATAATGCAGAAGAATTTAAATCTAAAGTTGAATCTCTTGCTGAAATCTTTGAAGCTAAAATTGAAAAAGATGAGGATGAGGATGATGAGGATGAAGATGATAAAGGTGAAAAAGTTGATAAAGATGATATGAAAGATGATGATTCTGATAAAAAAGATAAAGAAGAAAAAGAAGATGATTCTGATTCTGATGATTTTATGGCTAAAGTAAGAAATGGTCTTAAAAAGAAAAAAGAAGATAAAAAAGATTAATAATATTTAAAAATTAAAAAATAATAAATAATAATAAAGAATTAAAATATTTAAGAAATTAAGAAAAAACAAGAAAGGTTAAAAATATGTCAGATAATGTAAAAAAATCTTTAATAGAAGCATATATTACTGCTGCAGAAAAAACAATGGCTCCAGAATCTGCACCAGATACAAGAATGAACAAAAAAGTTAGAAAAATAACTGAAGTTATTTTAGAAAATCAGATTAATCAATTTTGTGAAGTTTCAAAAAAATCTGAATCAGCTTTATTTGAACAAATTCTTGGTAAAAATGGAATTATGAATGAAGATACTGCTCCTACTGCTTCTGTAGCAGATGCCGATATTGCTAAATTTGCAGAAATTTATCTTCCAATCGCTGCAAAAGTTATTCCTTCGTTAGTAATTAATAATATGGTTGGTGTTCAACCTATGACTCAACCTAATGGTTATGTATATGCAATGAGAAGTTTCTATACTCGTTCACCTTATGCAACACTTCAAGATGCTCGTGGTATGACTTACTCAAAAACACAAATACTTAATGTAGCCTCTGCTACCTCAATTGCTGTTGGTTCTGGTAATTGTTGGATTGCAAATGCTGCTGGTGCTGTTGGTTATGTTGTTTACAAAGAAGGCACTTTACTTTTAGTTAAAGTAGCTGATGCAGATACTTTGTTTGCTGCAGCAGATGCTATAACAATTGGTAGTTCTTCAAGTACTACTTATTCAACTGCTGATACTACTGTATCTGCTATATACTTAAATGAAATTGCACAAGCTGCTGGTATCTTTAAGTATTATTCTGGTTATACTAATGCTGGTACTGCTGAGGGTAGTGCTGCTTTTAGTACAGACCAAGGTGAATATGCACAAAATGTTGGTGAAATTCAGATTAGAGTAGAACGTGAAGCTGTTGAAGCTAAAACACGTCAACTCTTCGCTGAATACCCAATTGAAGCAGAACAAGATTTAAGAGCAATTCACAAACGTGATCTTAGAGCAGAACTTTCTGAGATTACTGCTGGTGAAATTGTAAATGAAATAAATAAAGAATTTATTGATAATATTAAAACAGCTGCCCAAATTGGTGGAACCACTACTTTTGATATGGAATCTGCTGATGGACGTTGGGAAATTGAAAAATATCGTTCATTATGGGTAAGAGTTTCACGCGGTGCTAATCAAATTGCACAAGCAACCCGTTTAGGACCAGGTAATTATATTATTGCTTCTCCTGATGTATGTACTGCTCTTTCACAATTAGATGGTTTCTGTGCTGCTCCTCCAAAAGGAACATTTGGAAACATTAGTCCAATAGGTGGAGATTGGTATGTAGGTCGTATTGGTGGAACAATGGATTTATACAGAGATATGTTTGCAACAACTGATTATATTTCTGTAGGTCGTAAAGGTGCAAATGAATGGGATGCAGGTTTATTCTTCCTTCCATACATTCCTCTACAATTCATTGCAGGACAAAGCACAGAGAATTTACAACCTAAACTAAAATTCATGACTCGTTATGGAAAAGTTGCTAATGTATTAAGAGCTTCAAGTTCACAGGTTGCAGATGCTCGTTATTATAGATATATCAATGTAAGTAATCTGTTTACAAACTTATAATCTATAATCTATAAATAGTTTATTATAAATCCTAAAGAATCTTAAGATTCTTTAGGATTTTTTATTTTTGCTAATTATACCACTTTATAAAAATAACTATTGACATTTGAATTTAAAAATGTTATATTGTATAAATAAGTAAAAGCAAAGATAAAAATTATGAGGGTAAAATGTTTATAAAAAAGTTAGAAAATTTAATAAAAGTAAAATACAATAAAAATATAATAGATTTAAACTGTAAATCTATTATGAATATTGTTAGGCACAATAATTTAATAAATGAATTATATGAGGAAACAGATACTCAAAACATGGGAGAAGGATTATACTTATTATTAAATAATATAAAAGATAAACCTAAATGCTATTGTGGCAATAATGTTAATTTTATAAATTTTACATTAGGTTATCATAAATATTGTTCTACTAAATGTATGACAAATTCAGAAACAGTTATAAATAAAAAAATAGAAGTAAGTTTAAAAAAATATGGGACTAAATATAGTTTACAAAATAAAGATATTCAAAATAAAAGAAAAGCAACTTGTATAGAAAAATATGGAGTAGATAATCCATCAAAAAATAAAGAAATTATCAGAAAACTACAATTAAAATCAAAAATTACATTTAAAGAAAATTTTTATAAACAATTAATAAATGGAACCAGACTTTTAAATAAAGTTGAACCATTATTTAAATTGGATGAATATTCTGATATACATAAGAGATATAAATGGTTATGTTTAGAATGCAATACAGAATTTGAAGACAATTTAGCATCAGGTAAAATTCCATATTGCCCAGAATGCAATAAAAAATATCATTCAAAATTTGAAAAGGAGATTTCAAATTTTTTAGAATCTTTGAATATTAAATTTATTCAAAATGATAGACAACTTATTAAACCATTTGAACTTGATTTTGTAATTCCTAAACACAAAATTGCAATAGAATTTGATGGTGTCTATTGGCATTCAGAAAATATTAATTCTGATAAAAATTATCATTTAAATAAAACAATAGACTGTAAAGAACAAGAATATCAATTAATACATATTTTTGAAGATGAATGGAAAACCAAACAAGAAATTGTAAAATCAATACTTAAATCTAAACTTGGTATTTATGATTTTAAAATAGGAGCAAGAAAGTGTATTTTAAAAGAACTTACATATAAAGATATAAAAAAATTTATTAAAGAAAATCACATTCAAGGTTCTGTATATTCATCTATTAATATTGGTTTATTTTATCAAGATGAATTAGTTCAAGTTTGCACCTTTAGTAAATCAAGATTCAACAAAAAATATGATTATGAACTTCTTAGATTCTGTTCAAAACTGAATACTCAAGTTATTGGTGGTTTAAGTAAATGTATTTCATATTTTAAGAAAAATTATTCTGGAACATTAATAAGTTATGCAGATAAAAGATATTCAGATGGTCTTGGATATTTAAGTTCTGGATTTAAATTGGTAGGAAATTCAAAACTTAATTATTGGTATATTTTAAATGGTAATAGATATTCAAGAATTCAGTTTCAAAAACATAAACTCTCTAAATTACTTAGTTCTTTTAATCCTTCTCTTACTGAATGGGAAAATATGCAACTGAATGGATATAATAGAATCTGGGATTGTGGGAATTTAATTTTTGAAATTTAAGCAGTAATCTATAAATAAGTAGTTTATTAAAAATCCTAAAGATCTTAAAATTCTTTAGGATTTTGTATTTTTATAATTTTTAAAAATAAAAAAATTATAAATAATTAAAAGAAAATAAAATATAATTTTTAAGACCGGATGCATTATTTCCTCTACTAAATTCTCCTTAGAGTGCATTTTCGGTCTTTTTTATTTTTAACTTTTGATTTAATTTTATAAATACTTATAAATAATAATAAATAAACTGAAACCAAATAGAAAGAAATGGAGATACTTAAAAATGAAAGTAAAACTTAAACCAGAATTTGTAAATGATATAACTCTTGAATCTGGAGCATATAGATATTTTACATTTAGTCCAGGTAAAGTATATGATATAGACCAAGAAACATATAATAGAAATCGTAATTATTATTTTGATAATGTATTTGAAGATGCCTTTGTACCAGATATTAGAATAATTCAACCAGAAATAGTTCAACCAGTTCAACCAATTCAACTAATACAAGAACCTGAAAAAATAGAAGAAATTCAAGAAGATAATATCATTGAAGAACCTATATTTGATACATCTAAAGAACTTGAAATTGAAACAGAAGAAATTAAACCAATTAAACCAGTAGAAAAAGAAAAATTAGAAAAACCAAAAGAAACAGAATCTATAAATAATCAAAACAAAAAAATAAACAAAAAAATAAAATAAGGAAGAATATAAATGTCAACTTCAATACCATCAAGTGTATCAGATTTAAAAAATTATATTAAAGCAAATCTTGGTTCTGATATAGTTCGAGTAGAAATTACAGAAGACCAATATAATATAATTATAGATGATTCTCTTCAAAAATTTTTTAATTATGTTTATGATGGTTATGATAAAGTTTATCAACCAATAACACTACCAACAACAGGTACTACTGGAATGAGTACAGTTACATTACCTAATAATATTTTAAGTGTGGTAAAAGTATTTGGTCAAATTCAACCACTTAATTTTAAAGTTTATTCATACATTTATGAACCAAGTAATATTATAGCAAATCGTGAATATACATTTTCATTTTCTAAATATTCACATATACTTACAATAAATGAAACACCAGAAAAAGATACTGCTGCAGTTGCTTATGTATACAGAAAACTTGATGAAACAATATATACAGATCTTTATAATCATGAATGGTTAAAAAAATATATTATTGCTAAAGCTAAAATCCAATGGGGTCAAAATTTAAGTAAATATGGTTCAGTAGTACTTCCTGGTGGAATGACACTTAATGGGGAATTTATACTTAATGAAGGTAAAGAAGAATATAGACTTGCTGAAGAAGAACTCTATAACAATTTTGCTTTTTATCCTTTGCCTCAAGTAATGTGATATTTATAATATTGTAATAAATAGATAAGGAAATAATAAATGAAAATGAATGATGTTAAAGAATTAAATGAAATAGATAATACTGAAAAAACTGAAAATTCTGATAAAAAATTTAAAGATTATTGGAACCAATTATTAAGAAGAACTAATAGTAAAATATCACCTATTATATATGAAAAAAGAAAAATAGAAAATATTGAAAATGGTATTTATGCACTTATTAGAGTTTCTAATAATAATATAGCAATAACTGGAACTAAAATTTCAGAAAATAAAGATAAAATAAAAAAAATTCTTGAAACTCCAGGTGAATCAATTATTACAAAATTAAATATGAAATTAGTTACTATTGGAAATGATAAAGATAATCCTGGAACATATTTTGTATGTGGACCAACTATTAATGATTTTGGAACATTTGATAAATTTGAAGATGCTTGGAAATATTTTCAAACATTTAGAATTCCTTGGGATCCTAAATTATTATCACAAATGAAAGAAAAAGATGGTACATATTCTTCTATGATTCCAACTGATGTAGACCCTAAAAAACTTAATAAAGGATATGAAATAGACCAGTATCATAAAAGACAAGAAAGAATTGCTAGAGCAAAAGGAAATGTAAAAACATACTTTAATAAACTTTATAAACAAAAAGAAATCCGTGAATGGGATTTACCAAATTCAAAACTTGGATTAGGACAATTTTTTGATACTCCAGAACCATCATTAAGAAAAAAGGATAAATAAATGTCTGTAACTAATCCAGCTAAAAATCCTGATCCAGTAAATGCAAGTCCTTGGTTTACATTTGATACTAATTATTTATCCACATATCAAAAAAATTGCTATGAGGAAACTGTGCGTCTATTTGGGTTTGACGTAAAATATATTCCTCTTGAATTTATAAGTTCAGATATAAATTATGTATTTGGAGAAATTAATAAAGTTAATTTCCCAGTTGCATATAGTATCAGAATGAAAGTAGAAGGATATGATGATCTCCATAAAGCATTATTGAATTATAATAAATTTGGATTATTTATTCAACCAGATTCAGTGGAAGTTTCTGTTTCTAAAAATGATTATGAAACAATAGTTTCATCTACTGATAAACCAAGAGCAGGAGACCTTATATACATTACAATTCATGATGAAAACATACTATTTGAAGTTGCTTCTTGTTCATTGAAATTTGATTCATTCTACTTGTTCAGTATTAAACTTTACAATTACAATGCTATGGAAAATATTTCTACTGGGGTTCCTGGGATTGATAATGTTGCTAATGTTCTTGATAATGTTTCAGCAGATTTAAACCAAAATGATAAGATCACAGAAATAAACAATGAAAATGAAGATTTTAAAGAACCAAATAGTATATGGGGGACTTATTAAAATAATGCAATATTACTATTTTAATGCTATAGAAAAAGTAACCGTGGGAATTCTTGCTCTTTTTAATGATATTTATATTTCACAATATAAGTACAATAATACAACCGGAAACTGGGTAAAATCTTACTATCGAGTTCCTGTGGAAATTGGAAGTAAAGATAAAATCCTTCGTGAATATGAAAATATAAGTTTATCTAATTCTCCTAAAAGATATCCTAATGTTCCGAGATTTTCTTTAATGTTGAATAATATAGAAAAATATAATGATAAACAAACTAATCAGATGAATATTATAAAAAATCAATATACAAGTACTGATAATGGTAAAAAAATAATGACTTATGTTAGAAATCCTGCTTGGTGGAAAGCAAATTATACATTGTTTATTCTTACAAAAAGAATGGATGATATGACTCAAATTATGGAACAAATTTGTCCAGTATTTCAACCACAAAGGTCACTGAATATAAAGTTAATTCCAGAACTTGATATTTCTATATCTTTAGAAACTACAATTTCAAATAGTATTACATTTGAATTACCACAAGAACTTGATTCTGAAACAATAAGATTTGTAAATTCAAGTATTGATATTCAAGTTCCAGTACCTATGTTTCCACCTATAACTGATGCAAAAGTAATTTCAAGTATAATTACAAGATTTGCAGCAGTAAATACTTTTGATATTAATATGAGTGATATTCTTGATTCAGAGGAATTCAAATTATATGGAGATAGAAATCTTAGTACATCAATAAAATTAACAACTGGAAATAAAGAATCTTGGGTATTCACAAGAGATGGAAAAACAAGTAAGATTAAATTAAGTTCATTGATAGTATCTGATATAAACTAATAAATAATTAAAATAGAAATAATAAAGAAATAAGATAGGAGTAAAATATAAAATGACAGGTGAAAAATGGTGTATTGAAGGAATTAAGGCAATAATGAATCTTTCATTTTCTGGTACAAGTGCTACAGAAAGACTAGAATTATTTTTCTTTAGTAACGATGCAAATCCATCAGTATCATCTACAAATACTGATTTTACTGAACTTGGTACAAGTACTGGATTTGGAAGAGTTGAACTTAATAAAGCAAGTTTTTCAAATGCAGATGTAACAACTGGAACAAGTTCAATAGTGTATACAATGTATAATGGAACAACTGGACTTGCATTTACAAGTCTTTCAAGTTTTAATATGTATGGATATGCAATAAGGTCTAAAACATTACAAAATATATATTATGTAAAAAATGTAGGACTTCATGCAATGCAAGCAACTGATATTTATACAATCAATCCTCTCCAGCTTCAAATGGAAATTTAAGGATAATCTAAGGTAGAAAAGGTATAAAAAGATAAAAATGAATATTAAAAAAATAAATGATAAGATAAATGCAAATTTTAATTTTTCTGATTCTAAATCTGAAATTAAAAATAATTCAGATGATTTCATAGATGATTTAGATGATATTTTTAAACCTACTGAATCTGATGAATCTGATAAATTAGCAGAACCAGAAAACTCTCTTGAAACTATAAATTATGATGAACAAGATATTAATCTTTATACAGAAAATCCAGAACTTATTGAAGAAATAGACAGATATAAAAAACAAAGAAAAGATTCTATTAATATTTTAGTAAGTGCAAGAGATAATATAGAAAAATTAATAACAGATAAAGATTATATTAATTCTATTTTAGTAGGTAAAGGACAAAAGGATATAGAAGCATTATCTAAATTATTAACAAGTTTAACTACAATAACTGATAAAATAGATATATTATCTTCTCCATCAAAAGTAGAAATTTTTATAGATCCACCAGAATCTAAAAAACAAAAAGATGATGATAAACCAGTTGTAAATATTCAAAATAATTTTTATGGAAATCCTGCTGAACTTATAAAAATAATGAAGGGTGAAACCGAAAACAATGAATAATTCATTTAAAATATTACATAAATTAAGTGAAAATAATGAACAAGCTGAACTTTTTTCTAAAGATTTAAATTTTGATAAAATAGAATCAGAAGATTCATTTAAAAATCTATATGCTTTAACAGAAGCTATTTCTTTATCACAGTATAAAGATGTAGTTAAAGATTCAAAAATAGGTAAAGAATATCAAGATAGATACAAAGATTTATTTTCAAAGTATTCTCATGATAAAAATGCATATAGAATATATTTTGACCTTAAACCAGAAGAATCAGAAGAAAAATTAAAACCACCATCAGAAATAAATAGATTTCTTTTTAACAAAAGTATAGAATTAGTTGATTATAAAAAAGGACTTGTTAAAGATAAATATGGTCGAGAAGTTAAACTTGGTAAAGTGCTAAAAGAAAATCCTGAATTATTGAAAAAATTTAATGAAGACCCACAAAGAACTGCATCTAAAGACCAAAAATATAAAGTAGTAATATCAAGACATCCATATGATATAGCTGGAATGAGTACTGGTCGTGGTTGGACTTCATGTATGAATCTTGAACATGGGGAAAATAGAGAATTTGTTCCTATGGACATTCATGAAGGTTCTTTGGTTGCTTATGTAATTAAATCTACAGATACTAATATTACACATCCAGTAGGTAGATATATAATAAAACCATATCTTAAAAAATATTCAAATGATAAAATATTCAAAGTAGACCCAACTTCTTATGGAACTAAAATTCCTGGTGACTTAAAAGTAATAAATTCTTGGTTAGATGATGCAAATAAAGATAAAGAATTAGGAAAATATACCTTAAACCAAAATTTATATCAATGGGATTTACCAACTCATGTATATAATTTTAGTAAAAATCCAAAAGACTCAGTTAAGAATTTAAATGTATTGTTTAAAGATATAGGAGTTAATGTAGAATACAAAGAAACACCAGATGGAACTGAAATAAATGTAAATGATAATTTAGAATTTAAATATATAGATGAACTTCCACCAGGAATAAATAATGTTTCTGGGGATTTTAATTGTTCTCGTAATTTTAAACTTAAATCATTAGAAGGTGCTCCAGAATCAGTTGGCGGAGATTTTAATTGTTCTCGTAATGATTTTAAATCATTAGAAGGTGCTCCAGAATCAGTTGGTGGATATTTTAATTGTTCTTATACTAAAATTAAATCATTAGAAGGTGCTCCAAAAACAGTTGGTGGAGATTTTAATTGTTCTTATACTGAAATTAAATCATTAAAAGGTGCTCCAGAATCAGTTGGTAGAGATTTTAATTGTTCTCGTAATTTTAAACTTAAATCATTAGAAGGTGCTCCAGAATCAGTTAGCGAAGATTTTAATTGTTCTTATACTGAAATTAAATCATTAAAAGGTTTATCAAAAAAAATTGGTAGAGATTTTAATTGTTCTCGTAATTTTAAACTTAAATCATTAGAAGGTGCTCCAGAATCAGTTGGCGGAGATTTTAATTGTTCTTATACTAAAATTAAATCATTAGAAGGTTTACCAAAAAAAATTGGTGGAGAGTTAATCCTTAGTGAATCATTGGATGGTGTTTATTCTGAAAAAGAAATTCGTGCAATGTCTGATGTTAAAGGTAAAATTTCTGGGTGTAAATTAAATCCAGACAAGAAAGTAGAACCTAAATCAGAAACCATAGAGAAACCAATGGAATCAGAAGCTAAAAAATATGAAAGTATGGAAGATTTTATTAAAAATTTAAATTCAGGATTAAAAAAATGGGGATGGAAAAAAGATTCACCTGCATATAAAGCAGTAAATAATCCAAAAAATTTATTAGATAGTTTATTAGGAGAACATGAAATAATTGAAAAATTATTTATAGATAAACTTGGATATGATAAAGCTCATGAATTAGCTAATAAAGAAATTATTAAAAAAATAAGAAATAGTAATCTACTTCAAGATGATTACACAGATAAACAAATAATAAATGGAATATCTGCTATACATGATGTGATGCATAAAATTGGTAATGATACTATTGATGATAAAATATATAAACCGTCTGGAATGGCAAAACATGTATTTAATAATTTATTAAATGGTGTTTATGAAAAACCAACTTATTCTTCTCTTGAAGAATTTTATAATAATGTAATTAATAAGGAAAAATCAAAAGAATCAAAGGAACTTCCAAAACCAGAAACTTCAGTAAAAGAAATACCTAAAGATAATAACGCTAAAACTGAAACTTCAACAAAGGAAAATCCAAAATCAGAACCTCCTAAAAAAGGGGAACCAACAGAAGAACCTTGGCAACAAAACATATCTGATATTATAGATAGGAATGTTTTCAAAGAAACCGTATCACCTTCAATACAAAAGGACGGTCAGAAAGTAATTGATGCCGCAATCAAAGGTGATATTGATGTTCTTAATAATATTCTATCAAAATACATAAGAGACAAAGGAATAGATGAAAATGGAAGTGGTGTCGGCCCCAAAAAAGCTAAAAAACCACGCACAGGTGCTGTTGCTGTTTGGAATGCCGCACAGAGAGCAAAAGAAAATTTAACAAAAGAAATCCAAATAGAACCTAAAGATAAAGAAATAAATAAAAAACAAGATTCAAATTCTACTTCTCAACTTTATATGGATGAACCTGTAAATATAGTTGCTTACTTTATAAAAGAAGGTGCAGGAAATTATAAACTTGCTCGTCAAAAATTTACTTCTTGGATGAATAGTACTAATAAACTTTTCAAAGACCCAAATAAACGTAAGTATCAACCTAATGTTCAAAAAGCAAGAGAAATAATTACTAAATACATAGAAGCAAAAACTGGAACACAAAATGGGCAAAAATCTAATACTGGATTTAAAAATATATTTAAATCTAATCAAACTAATAATAGTAATAAATAAAGGAATTATATGTCAAAACCATCTTTAAAAGAAATACCAAAAGAATTTAGAGAAATACCAGATATACCAGTTGAAGTAGCACCAAAAATTGATTATAAACCATTTCCGTGTTCATTTGATGGTGAAGAAGGAATAAAACCACCAGGAACTAATATAGATTATTCTCCACAAATGCTTCAGGAATTTTATAAATGTGCAAGAGATCCATTATATTTTATTGCAAATTACTATTACATTGTAGACCTTGACAAAGGTTTAGTACAAATAGACCTTTTTGATTACCAAAAGGAACTTGTACAACATGTTCATAATAATAGATTCAGTATTGTATTTGCTTCAAGACAAGTAGGTAAAACTATTATATCTGGCGGATATATTCTTTGGTATCTGTTGTTTAATGATTATAAAGAAATTGCAGTTCTTTCTAAAACTGGACCAGATGCAAATGATATTATGAGAAAATTAAAACGTTCTTATAAAGCAATTCCACAATGGCTTCAACAAAATATTGTTAAATGGAATACTGAAACTATAGAGTTAGAAAATGGTTCTAAAGTATTTGCACGATGCACTACGGAAGATGCTGGAAGGTCTGCTGCTGCAAATATATTATTCCTTGATGAATTTGCATTCGTGCCTACAAACATAGCCCAGAGCTTCTATACATCTGCATATCCTATTATATCAAATTCAAAAACATCAAAAGTTATAATATGTTCAACTCCTAATGGATATAATCATTTTTATGTGATGTACTCTAAGGCACTTAAACATGAAAATTTTTATAAACCATATATAATATATTGGTGGCAATTCCCGGGTAGAGATGAACAATGGAAAAAACAAACTATTGCTAATCTCTCTATGGAAGAAGGAATTGATGGAGAAGCTAAATTCGCTCAGGAATTTGACCTTCAATTTGATAATGTTTCAATGAGAGCATTAATTTCATCTGATATTCAGAAAAGAATTTCAGACCATATATTAAATGATGTAAATGAAATAAAACTTGAAGAATTCCAAGATATAGAAAATCTTTCTATATTTGAAGATGTTCAAAAAGGATATGTTTATTTTATTGCTTGTGATACTGGTTCTGGAGTTGGTTCAGATAATTGTGCTGCATCTGTAATAAAAATTGAACGGGGCAAATATAGGCAAATTGCAACATTCTATGATAATTATATAAGTACAATAGAATTTGCAGAACTTATAAATAAATTATCATTGTATTATAATAATGCATATCTATTAATTGAAAATAATGGAATAGGTATTTCTACTGTAGAACATCTTTGGTATGTTTTAGATACAAGTACTTTAATTACAATTGATAAAAATGGACTTGGAGTTAAAATGACAAAACCATTCAGAGCAAAAGGAATTATAAAACTAAAGGAATATCTTAAATATGATACACTTGAAATAAATGATTTTAGAGCACTCCAAGAAATTTCCAAGTTTACTCAGAACCTAAAAACTAAAAAATTTGAAGCAGAAGCAGGAAGTAATGATGATTTTGTAATGGGATTAGTAATATTTTCACATTTTGCATCAGACCTTCAATTTGATAGTTTTCTTGATGGAAATTCAAGTGGAGGTGTTGAATCTATAAATGCTCTTATCAAAGAAAAAATCAAAGAAGATAACCCCTTTATTATGAATTATGATAAGATTCTTCAATCTAATGTGGTGAATTTGGTGACTTCAGAAGATTTTAGAAAAATGATGCCACCAAGATTTTAAAATACACAATATAATTTTAAGTTAGATACAGAATAAAAAATGGTAAGGTTCAATAAGAACTTTACCATTTTTCAAAATATTATTAATATGTATTATTTTTAGAAGATATAATTTTTAATAATCATACCTTTAGGATTTGTTATTCTTGCATAAGAAAATCCATCATTTTTGATTTTTTCAATAGTTTTGTTTAGAGTTGGTTTAGACTTAATACCCTTAATATTAACATTTCCATTTTTTCCATAACAATAAATGTTATAGAGAGTTTTCTTTTCATAAGGTTTAGTAACAGTACGTGCTTTAGTACGAGTATAAGGTTTACGAACTTTAGCAATCATAGTAGTTTCCATTTTAAATCTCCTTTTTTGATTAGAGTGATTAAAGTGATTGAAGCTTACAGTAGATAATATAATATTTAAAATTTTAAATGTCAAGCATTATTTTTAAATTTTTAAAACTTTTTATTTTCAATTTTATAAATAATTTAAAATGAACTTATTATATAATTTTATAATGATTAAAAATGAAAGGTAAAAATACAATGTCTAAAACTCTTTACCCTGGAATTTCTTTTAGCGAGACTGATTTAACTGCGGTTGTTCGTACACAAGTTTCTAATCTCGGTGCTATGTGCGGTAGATTCCAAATGGGACCAGTTGGAACGCCTGTTTTAGTAGCAGATAAAAATGATTTAATTACAAATTTTGGAATTCCTATTTCCAATGGAACAAATTCAAATAATCTTGAAGATTGGCATAATGCTGCAAATTATTTAGGTTATGCATCTGGTCTTTATATATGTAGAGTAGAATCTCCACTTTCTAAAAATGCAGCAATAAATTTTAATGGTTCTTCAAGTTATGCTTTTACTGTATTAACTGGTGGAACTGCTGTATATATTCCTGATGGTGCAGATATGGATTTATATTATTCAACAATGTCTGGAACTGGTTGGGCTGGATTGAATATAGTTGCTAAAAATCCTGGTGTTTGGGGAAATGATTTATCAGTAGGTCTTGTACCAGAAAATGAACTTAGATTTAACAATGCACCTGCATATTTTGATGGATATTACTATAATTATAAACAAAATTTAACTTTATCAGGAAATGTTGGTGGACTTGTTGCTATTGGTTCAACTGCTCAATATCTTACTGATGCTTCAAGTCAAACTGGATATATTGTAGAAGTTGCTGGTAATGGAACATCTGTTACAGTTGCTTATAATTCTGCTACATTTGGTTCTGGTGTAAGTATTAATCTTGGTCAAACATATGCTGCATCTGGAGCTAAAATTATTGATGCAATAGGAGCAATCACAACTCTTGGATTTAATACATTTATGGGTGATTTTGATATTGCTCTTGGAACTAATGAAGTTGCAATATCTGTATATTATAAAGATGTTCTTAAAGAAACACATATTGTTTCTGTTACTTCAACAGCAGTAAATAATTATAAACAATCAACATATGTTGATAATTGGCTTGAACAAAATTCTGGTCTTATTTCTGCATATTATAATACTGGATTAGCATTTAATCTTGGATATTATACAACTGTTGTGGATTTACTTTCAGGTACACTTGCTAATGCTTCTTATATAACAGATGCTTTAGTAGTAAGTGCAATGGATAATGCATTCAGAGATAAAAATAAATATCCTATTGCATATTTATTTGATGGTGGATTTACAACTACTACTGTTCAAAATAATATAGTTTCAATCATTGAAGCAAGAAAAGATTGTTTTGGTATTACATCAGTAGGTAAAACAATGCCAACAACATCACAAACTGCTGCAATTGATACTGCAACTACTGGATTGAAAGCAAGAAGAGCTGCAATTACTGCAAGTACTTATGCTGCATTTTATGGAAACTTCAAATGGCAAAATGACCCATATACTGGTAAACCTTTTAAATGTTCAATTTCTGGAGATGTAGCTGGTATATATGCCCGAAATGATTTACTTACAAATCCTTGGTGGGCACCATCTGGATATAATCGTGGTGGAATTAATAATGTAATTAAACTTGGAATGAATTTCTCTAAAGTTAATCAAGGAATTCTTCATACAAATCAGATAAACCTTGTAAATTATGACCAAAGAGAAGGTGGATATTATTTAATGTCTCAAAAAACTCTTACTGGAAGACCAAGTGCATTCTCTGATATAAATGTAAGACGTTTGTTTACTTATTGTGAAAGTGCAATAACTAATGCAGCTAAAGCTTTCCAATGGGAATTTAATGATAATATTACAAGAAATAATTTTTCAAGTATTGTTAATAATTTCCTTGGTACAGTAAAATCAAGACGTGGTCTTTATGATTTCTTAGTTGTTTGTGATACGACTAACAATACTCCAGATATTATAGATACTAATCAATTAATTATGGATGTTTATATAAAACCAGCAAGAGCAATTGCATGGATTACAATAAACTTTACTGCTGTTAGAACTGATGCAAGTTTTTCTGAATTAGTTTCATAAATTTAAAAAGGAGTAAAAGATTTTATTTCTTTTACTCCTTAAATATAAATAATAAAAAAGGAAAAATAAAAATGAAATTTTCAGACATAAAAATATTAAATGAAGAACAAAATTTTAAAAATGGTGATAAAGTTTATTTAACAAAAGATTATGAGGATAAACCAGGAGAAAGATTTACTGTTTCTGATGTAAATATAGAAAGTAAAAAATGTAGAATAAGTGATAAAGATGGTCGCGGATGGAATGTTAGATTTTATCAATTAACTAAGAAAAAACCATAAATACATTTATGCCAGGTAATAAATATAAAGAAAGTAAATAAAATAGAGAAAATTGGAATAATAGGAATAAATAATTAAAAAGGAAAATATAAAATGAAATTTAAAAATTTAACAGAAAAAATAGAATTAGATCAAATTAATGAAGAAGCTAGTCCTGAAGCATTGCAAAAAATAAGAGATAAAATAAAATTTCATCAAGAACAAATTAAATTACTTAATCAAAAATTTATTACTCTCAGAATGAAATAATAAATCTAAAAAGGAATTTTTAATGAAATATTCAGATATAAAAATATTAAATGAAAATAATAATATAGAAATTGATAATTCTAAAAAAATAGACATACATGATAAAAATATTATTAAACAAATAACTTATGAACTTATAAAAGAAAAGAAAAAAACAGGTCATTATAATGTATCTATTAAATATAAAGGAATAATACCAGTTTCAATGGCAATTTCAACCTTTGATTCAAAACCATTTAATAAAAAACAAGTTAGAATTTATATTGCTGGAATTACTGAAGATGGGAGTACTTATCAAGCAGATTTAGCATATTTAAAACCAGTAGAAGCAGGATATACAGAAAAAGAAGTTAATGATATGTTATTAAGCAGAGGATTTAAATCTAAAAAGGAAAAATAAAAATGAAATTTAAAGATTTAACAGAAAAAATAGAATTAGATGAAATTAATGAAGAAGCTAGTCCTGAAGCATTACAAAAAATAAGAGATAAAATAAAATTTCATCAAGAACAAATTAAATTACTTAATCAAAAATTTATTACTCTCAAGATGAAGTAATAAAAAATATATAAGTTTAATTCAAAAATAAATTTGTAAAAAAGTGTAAAGAATTATTCTTTACACTTTTTTAATTTTACAATCCCTTCTAAATATTTAAAATCCAAAAAATATAAGTTTCAAATTTTATAAATAATAATATAGACTAAAGAAAATCTATATTTATTAAAATTATAAATATATAAAAATAGTATTTTGTATTATAAATTAAATTCAATTAAAAAGGAAACAAAGAAAGGAAATATATAAAATGGCAACTCCGTTATATCCAGGCGTAATTTTTACTGAAACAGATATGTCTACAGTTGTAGATTCTGCAATAAGTTCAATACCTGGATTTGTTATAAGAGCACAAAAAGGCCCAATAAATAAACCTATTTTAGTTACAAATGAACAAGATCTTAAAGATTGGTTTGGTGAACCATTTAATGGTACTTTAGGTGCAGCTTGTACATTTAATAATCTTAAAGATTGGTTCAGTGTATCAAATTTTTTATCATATTCAAATGGTGCATATGTAGTTAGAGCAGAAGTAGATGCTGGAGACCAAGCATATAATGCAGCACTTCAAAATTCTGGTTCTGCTGTAGATGTAACAAATCTTTCTATCAATGTTCTTAATGGTTGGGATTATGATAGTTCTAACTTTATTGCTTCTCATAAATTTACAGATAATTATCTTGGTATTTTTGCAAAAACACCAGGATTTTTAGGAAATGATATTTCAGTTGCAATGTATATAACTGATGCTACTGATACAGTTGCAAATAAAGGTGGAGCAGGTTCAGGTTGGGACACTTGGAAAACAGCTAATGTAGATTTTAAAGAATTTGATACATATCCAATATGGTCAAGTGCTGGTAAAAGTGAAGCAGCTATAATTGTATATTATGAAGATGTTATAGTTGAAAAATTTATTGTATCTCTTGACCCAGATGGTAAAAATCAATATAATGAAAATTACTACATTGGGGATTATCTTAAAAAATATTCAAATTATATTTCTGCATATTTTGAAGGTGAAGCTGGATGGATTGCAGCAATGACAACTGGTTTTGTAAAAACAGATTTAGTTAATGGTTCATTGGAAACTGGTGCAAACTTTGATGATACTGATGTTACTGCTGCCCTAGATTTTTATTCTAATCCAGATGAAATTCAAATAAACTTTTTAGTTGATGGTGGATTTAATTCAAAAACAGTAGCAGATTATATTGCAACAATTGTTGCTCTAAGAAAAGATTGTTTTGGTATAATTGGAGCAAGAGTTTCTGATATTCAAGGACTAACTGCTGCTATTGCTACAACTAATTTAATTACATATAAAAAGACGTTATCAATTACTGGAACAAATTCAACTTATGTTGGATTCTATGGTAATATTAAGAAAATGTATAATAAATTTCAAGATAAATATTTCTGGATTTCTTGTAGTTCCGATGTAGCTGGACTTATGGCTAGAACTGATTCTGCATTCTTCCCATGGTATGCAACAGCTGGAGGTAATCGTGGTGTATTACAGAATGTAACAGCACTTGGATTTAATCCTACTGATGTTCAAATAGGACAAATGTATCAAATAAATATTAATACAATTAAATTTGATCCACAAGCTGGAAATATTATCAATGGTAATAGAACATTATATCCTGCAAGTTCAGCATTTAGAGATATTAATGTAAGACGTTTGTTTACTTATTGTGAAAATAATATTTCAAGAGCAATGAAGTTCTTCTTGTTTGAATTCAATGACACTCTTACAAGATCTAATGTTTATTCAATTGTCAATAATTTTATGGCAACAATTCGGGCAAATCGTGGTTGTTATGACTATCTGGTAGTTTGTGATACAACTAACAATACTCCTGATGTTATAGATAACAATGAACTTATAATTTCTATATTCATTAAAGCTTCAAGAGTTATTGAAAACATCGAAATTCGCTTCGTTGCTACAAGAACATCACAGGAATTTTCCGAACTTGTTGCGAGATAATAAAAATAATTTTAATAGAATAAAATAAATAAATAAAAAGTAATTTCAAGAAAGGAATTAATTAAATGAGTACAATAGATGTTTTTAGAGATAAAATATCAAATATGGCAGCACCTAATAGATTCCAAGTAGAAATGCAATTTCCAGCATTTGTTACTGGATTAGGTGACCTTCCAGATGTATGTAAATTTATGTGCAAAGGTGCTTCAGTACCAGCAGAAACAATTGGTCAAATAGATATTCCATATCATGGTATGACTCTTAAAGTTTCTGGTGATCGTGAATATCCTGATTGGACTGTTACAGTATATAATACAGAAGATTGGGATGTAAGAACTGCATTTGAAACTTGGTTGAAATTTATTCATGATCCTGATACTAATTTAAAAACTTCACATCCAAGTTATCAAGTTGATTTAATTGTTAAACAACTTGGTATTAATACTCTTGATGGTGATTCTCCAATTGCTACATATCAGTTCATGCATGCATGGCCTAAAAATATTAGTGAAATTGCACTTGATTTTGAATCTTCAAATGCGGTAGAGACCTTCAGTGTCGACTTTTCATATCAGTATAGTAAAAGAATCTAATATTCAAATATAATAAAATAAATAAAAATCTTAGTTAAAATTAAATAACTAAGATTTTTTTATGTCTAAAACTAAAAATACTTCTTGACATTCATATTTCTATTGATTATATTAGAAGTATTATAATAACTTAAAGAAAGAGATTGAATAATGTTTACTGGATATATTTATTTAACAACATGTTTAATAAATGGTAAAGTTTATATTGGTAAAAAAGAACTTATTGAATGGTTACAATCTTTAGATTATTTAGGTTCTGGATTACTAATTAAAAGAGCAATAAATAAGTATGGTACTGAAAACTTTAAAAAAGAACTAATATGTTACTGTTCTTCAAGAGAAGAACTAAATAAAATGGAAAAATTTTTTATAAGTTATTATGAATCAAATAATCCAGAAATTGGATATAATATTTCTAAAGGTGGTGACGGTGGGAGAACTTGGCAAAATTTAAAATATACAGATTCTGAAAAATATAATGAAATATGTAAAAAAATAAGTGAGTATAGAAAAGAATATTTAAAAAATATAGAAAATAATACATGGCATTATCCACCATCTCAAGATACTATAAATAAAAGAATACAAAAATTAACAGGTCAAAAAAGAACAGAAGAAACTAAAGAAAAAATGAGTATTATTGCTAAAAATAGACCACAATTTACTGAAGAACATTGTAAAAATATAAGTATTGCAAGAACTGGTCAAGTTGCTTATAATAAAGGAGTTCCTGCTTCTGAAGAATCTAAGGAAAAGAATAGACAAGCACATTTAGGTAAAATAGTTACTGAAGAAACTAAAATATTACATTCTTTAAATAGCAAATTAATGTGGGCAAAAAGAAAAAATAAAATTGATGAAATTAAAAAATTAGAAAAAGAAATTCAATTATATAAAGAATTTATAAAATTAAAAGGAAACTAATGAAAACTAATTACAAAAAATTTTTTGAAGATAATAATTTAAAACCAAGAAAATCACAAGTTGAAATTCTTGAATTCCTAAACAAAAATGAACAATCAAAATATTATATAATTGATGCACCAACAGGATGCGGGAAATCACATGTAGCATTATCTTTATCTGATTCTAATAAAATTTTTATATTAACGGCCACAAAATATCTTCAAGATTTATATTTAAGTCTTTTTAATAATGATGATTTAGTAATGATAAAAGGTAAATCAAATTATACTTGTTACTATGATGAAGATTTAACTTGTGAAACTGGAAAATGTTTTACTGATTCAGATTTAAGAAATGATTGTAAATCAAAAGGTATTTGTCCATATTACAACCAACTAAGCAAAGCTATTAATGCAAAAATAATAATAACAAATTATGATTATTTCCTATATGCTATAGATAATCATATATTATCACCAAGAGATATGTTAGTATGCGATGAAGCACATGTTCTTGAAGATAAAATAATAAATTTTTCTGAAACTAATCTAAATCTTTCTGATATAGCAATGAAATTTAAAATAGATTTTGAGAACCTAAAGTTTTTAAATAATAATGAATCTGAAAATTCTATTACTTTAGAATCTATTTACAAGAAATTAACAAGTAAATATGAAGAATATAAAGATATAGTATCAAATATAATAGATAAATATTCAGAAACTTCTTCAAGAATGGGTCCAAGATTTATGATGTCAAAAGATGATAAAAATAATCTTGCAAAATATACTGGATTATACAGAGAAATAGGTACTATAATAAAAAGACTCGATATTTATTTTGCTACTTCAAAAATATATAAATGGATTTATAATGTAATTTCAGTAAATGAAATTTTTATTTCTCCATATAAAGTTTCTGGATTATTTCAAATTTACTTTAATGGAATTGCAAACAAGTTTCTCTTTATGAGTGCTACTATGGGTGATATAAATGAATTTATTGAAGAATTTAATTTTGATAAAAAA